AGTCTTTATTTTTTAAACTTGATTACGTTAGCTTTAAAACTTTCGTGCAAATCTTTTTGATGTCGTTCTTTTCTTTTTTGCTCGGCTCTATATTCTTGGTACATGAACCATAGACCGCTTATTATTAAACCGCCTATTAATATTTTTAGTTCCATTTTATACCTCGTGTTTGGTTGTCGATTGTCTGTTCGTGGGTCTGTCACTCGCTCATCTTTTTGGCAAGTGCCACCGCCTTTAGTCCGTGCTTATCTAAAAAAGATTTATAAGCCATTTTTCTATAATCACGAATTAAGCCTTTTATATATTTACTGTACATGATTTAAATATAAACGCTTGACATGATCTTGTCAATAGGATAATGTGGGAGTATTAGCCCTCTAGCCCCGTAGCGCTATTCAAAACTCAAACGGGGCAAATGAAAGGATAAAAGATGAATATAAAAGAAATAGAAAAAATCGGAAACGACGCGCAACGGCAAAATGAGCGAGAGTTTAAAATTAATAAAAAGAATATTAATTTTAGATTAAGCGGACGTAATAAATATTATTATGCTTATCAATGCGCGCTTTTTACTAGAAATGTTTTAGAACACGGGTTCGGCCATATCACTAAAGAGATGATAAAAAAGGACGGCGTTTGTTTTAATGAATATTCTATAAATAATGGTTATAATCAATATTGTAGAGATATGAAACGTTTTAACAATAAACAAGAGATGTTAGGTTTTGTTATTGGTTATAATGAGGCCATGACTCATAGCCACGCGGACACGCTAGGCTATAGTTATTACGAGTTAAATTAGTAGCTTGAGCCCTGATCCATCAGGTTGGAGGTAAACCTAGGCAACTATGATGATGGATCTGGGGTCAAGGGGTGTTGAATATCCTAGTTTGCAAATGGGATATTGTAAGAACCCACGATATGTGAATTAACATCCACGCGTGGACTTGGCCTCATTTTTTACCTTGAGGGTTTTGAGCCGTTAATCACGGCTCAAGGCTCAAGCGCCAAAATTCTCAAGCGTAAGTCCGACTTCATCAAACATCGACGCGCAAGCGGGAAATCCACAGGCGCAAGCGTCAACTTTCATGCCATAACGCGCAAGCGCCATGATCGATGAACCATGGAACAGGGATATTGAAGAAGTTTTGAGGGTGGACGGGTCAAGGGCCTTGGCCATGATAAAAGTATTTTGAGGGTGTGTTTTATGCCATGCAATTTGATGAGGGGAAAATTTTATCTTGTTGCCTTTTACGACTTTCAATTCAACGGTAAAAAAACATTGTTTTTTATTATACCCCAATAAATCCGGCATGCCTAAAAGACTTAAATTTTCAACCCTATTCCATATAATAGAGGGGATATTTTTCTTTATTTCTTTATAAAATTTTGCCTCGGTTTGCATAGATTTTTTAAGGGAACAGTACCACAAAAAAGCCACAATTTAAAACCTTAAAATATAGACTTGACAGACCCTTAGATTGTAGGATAAAAAGGGATAATGAAAGCAAAAAAAATAACAAAAGGAAAAAAATGTTAAACTTTGTTAAGACGGAAGTTAACAAGTTAATGAATACAAACGACAGACTTGTTAAGGTCCAAAAGATAACCACACTTATTGAAATATCAAATAAGTTAATGGATATCGTGTTGAGCAATAAAAAAGAAATAGAGAAAATAAGAAAGGAGCTAGGCGAAAATGACCAAAAATAAATACATGACGAAGTATCAATTGGAGCATTTAAAACAGCGTGTAGGAGCTGAAATAGACCCTATTATAGATGAGGCTAAATTGATGAGAAAATCAGTAGTAGCCGACTTAACGGCTAGCGCTGAGAATAAATTAGCTAAAAAGATAAAAGCGGATGTAGTTATTAAGGACCTAGAGAAGGCCTTTAAAAACTTAGAACAGGCACAGCGTAAAGCAAAAACTTTCTTTACTAAAGGTGTGAATAAAGAAATGAAACAGGACCTTAAATATTCTTTTAAGGAATATACCGCCGACAATTACGGCGTAGGCTTAAAGCCTGAGGATTGCAGAGAACAGCTTAGACAATGGGCTGAAACTTTGGCTATTAAAGAGGCTGAAAAAACACCGGAAGGAAAAAAGGTTAAGCAACTTGAATTGTATAAACAAAGCGCAATTAATGAAGTGTTTGAAACCGGCTTGCCGTCCGACTTGCCTAGAACTTTAGAGCGTATTTTTAAGCCTTTAGGGATTATTTGGAATAAAACAGACGCTTTACAAATAACACAAAACTAAAATTATAGCCCCGTTAATAGCGGGGCTTTTTTATTATGACAATATTAAACGGAATTAAATTAAAAGGAAACGAAACCTTTACAGAATTATTAGAGATAGGCAAAAGAGAGAAAAAAACTAGCTTAATTTGTAAGGCTAAAATTTGTAATAATATACTAAGACCGGATTGGTTGAGCCGTATAGATAAAAGATACTGTAAGGATTGTTTAGATTAATATGAAATTATATAAAGCTAAGAAATTATTAAATATAGATAACAACGCTAAAACCATAAAAGGTCAAAAATTAAAAGTTATGACCGCTATTTTATATTTAGCGCCGGCAAATTCAAGTGGGTTTAATATGTGTCCTATGGCTAGCGCGGGTTGTAAAGCGTCATGTTTAAACACGGCCGGAAGGGGCCAAATGAAAGCGGTACAGCGGGGACGAATTAATAAAACATTATGGCTAATGAGAGAGCGGGAAACCTTTTTAATACAGTTAAAAAAAGAAATTAAATTGCACGCCTTAAGATGTGAGAAAAAAGGGTTTAAGCCGGCTGTACGTTTAAACGGTACTAGTGACGTTTCATGGGAACGTTTTGGATTATTTGAAATGTTTCCGGAAGTACAATTTTACGACTACACAAAAATTTATAAGCGCGCATTAAAATGGGCTAAAGGTGAGTATCCGAAAAATTATCATTTAACATACTCACTTAATGAGGATAATAAAAAAGAGGCTTTTAATATTCTAAAACGTGGCGGAAATATAAGCGCTGTATTTAGAACCAAAAAACTACCTAAAAAATTTAAAGGGTTTAAAGTCATAGACGCTGATAAGTCGGACGTTAGATTTAAAGATCCTAAAAATATCATAGCGGGCTTATATGCAAAAGGTAAGGCGCGCTATGATCAAACAGGTTTTGTATTAGATGTTTAATATATGAAACATAGAGTTAATACAGAAGGGTGATACTGAAATCCCGCGTTGCTAAAACACAGGAACGGACAGGCGCAAGCGCAAGCGCCTGTCCAGAAAAACTAACAAGCGCAAGCGAGCAGAAAGGATAATATGGCAGATTGGGACAAGATGTGTTGGGACGACCACGTTAAAAAAAATCCAAAACTAAAAGATAAATTAAAAGTTTTAAGTTGGTCAATTAATGTTAGATGGTCAAACGGTGTTGAAGAAGAATTGACAGACTGTGATGACGATACGGCAAGCGCAGTTGATACTTGGTTGACTGAAATTGAGGAAGAAAAAAATCAATAAGCGAGCAAGCAGAAGGGATAATATGAAAGTATATAGAGTTATAACTGAAACTTTTATTGAAGCAAAAGACGAACACGAGGCGGAATTAAAAGTAAATGATAAAAAAAATAAATGGGAACTAATTGACGTTCACGAATACAACAAAGATAGCGAGCAGAAAGGACAATATGGAAATAGATACAGACAATGAGTTAGAAAAAAACTATGAAAAATTATATGAGTGGTTAAAAACTTGTCCTTTAGATTGGCAAGAAGTAGGACACCCCTCAAGCGAGCTAGCCACAGTTAATTTTACATTAATTAAAGAATAAAATTATGGAAACTTTAATAGCATTTTTTATAGTTACAATCCCATTTTGGACATTAGTTATATTGTGTTCAATTGGGTGGGTTATAAATAAGTTTAGCAAAAGATGAAGTTAAGTAAGTGGGAAACACAAATAAGAATCAATCATTATGAATGGTGCAAAGCGAACGGCCGAAATACAAGCTGGTATGAAACGGACAAGCGCAAGCGACAAGCGGGAAGGCCCAAGCGAAAACCACAAGCGCAAGCGCAAAGCAGATAGTTTAAACGCTGAGAATAGCGAGCACTTTGTTAGAAACGCACAGGCGAAACGGACAAGCGCAAGCGACTAGTAGTCTTTGATATATCCAGGTGGTAAAATTAATCTTTCTTCTTTGTTCGGCTTAAGTACAACTCTAATAGACTCAGCCCCAGGCGTGCCTATGGCATGTTCTTGCACTTCAATTCTTTTTATCTCTTCAAGATAACCATTGACGTGAATAAATATTTTAGCATTGGACACAGCATTACCTTTACGTCCATTAGTAAATTTATCTAAATATTCTTGTAAGTGTTTAACGTACATATTTCTTTATACTCCTTGACATAATAGGATTGTTCCCTTAAATTGTCAAGTATGGGTAGACCTAAAAGACTAACAGAAATGCAGAAAAGATTTGCAGAACTCATCGTATTTGGTGGGCCTGATGGGTATATGTCTCAAACAGAAGCTGCGATTAAAGCAGGTTATAGTGAGAAGAGAGCTAGAAGTGAGGGATCAGAACTTATGAACCCAAGAGTATCTCCGCTTGTTGTTCAGTATATAGACAAATTAAAACAAGAAAGACTTAGAAAACACGAAGTCACTTATGAAAAACACATTGCAGAATTAGATCGAATTAAAGAACAAGCACTTAAAAAAGGTTCATTCTCATCAGCTGTAAATGCTGAAACAAATAGAGGTAAAGCGGCCGGATTATATATTGATAGGAAGATAATTAAAACAGGTAAGTTAGAAGAAATGTCTATTGAAGAATTAGAAGCTAACATTAAAAAGATTGAAGAAGACTATTCAGAAATTATAAACGTCACTCCTGAAACTAAAAAACTACAATAGATTAAACAACTTTATTTTTATTAGGCCCGTGTTTTATTCTGTACTTATATGTACCTGTGCCATTGATATCTACTTCTTCTTTTAAAACCTTATTAAGAAATATTTCGTTCCAACCGTTTTTGTAGGCTTCGCTTGGTGGTCTTGTTCTACCGTCGTATCTTTTGCCTTTTTCTCTTTTCATAAGTCTTCCTCTTGTTTAGGTAGATAAACATCAACTGCCGCTTGACAATTAGGACAACTTAAATTGGTAACCATACTGTAAAACTCGTCTTCGTCTTCTATATCGTGATCACCACCCCAAATTAATTCTGTCTGACAATGCCAACAATTCATATTTTTATCTTTTCCATTTTAGATATTATACATTTTGGAAACACATTTCTATCAGAAAATACTGCTGATTCAGAATCATAAGAAGCAAATGTCCACACATGTTTTTTATCTTTTTCAAATATATAAGCTTGTGTCACCATTACAGCTGGTAATAACTTTTTCATCTCATCTATATCTGCATGCCCGCTGTCACCGCACGGATCGATCCACATTATTTTATAAAAATAGTATTTTTTATTACCGATGACGGCATGTTTGTATTTTGATTTTTTTCTTCTTTTTGCCATAATCTTGCCACATTTGAACTTACCGATACCTAAAAAGGAATTTCTATTATAGTGCGCTTAAAATAAAAAATCCATGAAAAGGTGTCGGCATGGTCAAAATACCCCTAATATGAGCTTATAACCATTGGTATTGCTCACTTTTTTTACCGACACTTTGGGTGTCGGCAAGGTGTCGCCGCGATATCGCGGTCAAAAATGCACATGTACCATAGGTTGAAAAACAGTCAAAAAACCCAAAATGGACGGCATTTACCGACACTACCGACACCTTGCCGACCCCTTCCCGACACCTTGGGTGTCGGCATTTCTTGACACAATTCTGCCACATTCTTGCCACATTTACGTCTTGATTTTCCCTTTAATAAATTCTTCTGCGGTCACCTGAACCGTGGTCCCTGCTCCATTAACCAACTCATAATACTCATTGATTCTCTCCAAGGCCTTATGTTGATACTTCTTCAACTCAAATCCACCAATCTCAAACTGTTGATAGTATAAATCCGGCGTGCACATCATGATCACAAACTGTTCCACTTTAGATTTATAAACATAGTTATGTGCCATCACATACATAGCACCTTGCAAGAAGTAATCCTGGACCCATTCGACCCGTTTTGGACGATTCGATTGCTTAAAGTCTACAATAGACTCTCTTCCATTAAAACTACATACAAGGTCCGTGGAGCCCGCGTAAAGGCCAGGATAGTAAAGGGTTACCTCCGACCCATAATACCCATCAATCGCTAAAAATCCGGTATCTATGACCTTCTGAGCCATACTTTTAGCCTTCTGTCCAAGCTCAGTCATATCCTCATAACCTTTACCTAAAACATAGTTCTCTAAGTATTTGTGCATTGAAGTCCCTCGACTCGATGATACATTTTTAATACGTTCCGCCTCAACTTCACCCACCTTAGCTTTCCATTCTTTTAAGAACGTTTGATCCTTGGTCCGTGATAAAATAGTCGTGACACTAGGCAATCTAATCCCATGAACATCATAGGTTCGTGGTCCTTCACCATTGATCTGTCTAAAATTACTATAATTATATTTATCTATCTTCTTCATTTTTATCTCCTGGTACTCTGTCTATGGCCCACATTAGACCAACAATAATCAAAACAATAAGACCCATTATGATCATTAAAATATTAAACAGAATTTTTTTCGTAATGGTTAATAATTTTTTCAAGTTCAATCCTTTTCGTTAGAGCATGAGGAGCTATAATCTTTGCTATCTCATACGCATCTCTAAAACCTCTTCGCCATCGATACTGCATCTTATGTCCTTTTCTTGGTTTCTCCCTTAGATTACCACCGAACGTATCACAACACCACTCTACCGTAGGCTTATCGGTCATAACGATTTCCATTTGTATACGCCAACACTTATATCTTCCATGGGGTTTATTTGCCCAATATTTTTTGTACGTGATATTCCCTTCACCATCAAACAAACCTGCAAGATATGCAAATTTATTTTTTATATCCTGTTCCATGGTCCCTGTTCTTCCAACGTTTGTTCCATGCAAATACATTCATCTTACTACCTATAGACTCCATCCAAGACAAAGGTACATCTACAAATCTTTTATACTTTCTTTTTATAAGATCGATTGTATCAGGTATTGTCTTCATTTATATTTATCCTCATCTAATATATCTTCAATAGTAATTAAATAATGATACACTTTACCTTTATAGTGTCTATACATACGTAATGTTGCGTGACCAGTATATTTAGCATCTTCTTTATAGTTATTATGGGTATCATCAAAATCATAACCATCTCTATAATTTAAAGGTTCTCCTTCTTTATGTTTTTTTATCATAAAACTTGTTGAGCCATAAACCGATTGATAATAATTATTGTTTATGTTTTTTCTTTTATGTTTAAATTCAGAATTGTCTTGAGCATTTATAGCATCTTCAACTCCTGAAAATCTCACATCTAAAAATCTTTTAAAAATTTTATCATACAATGGTCTTGGCATTTTTTTTGTTCTTTTTTTTCTTTCTTTAATCATAATCTGCTTCTCCTGCTGTTAAATCAATCCAACTATATTTATAACATAACCTAGAAAGTAGATCCCATTTACCTGTCTCTCTACATTTTTTAGCTATACATTTTATTCTAAATACTAATGCGTTTTTATTTTTCATTTTTTTCCTTACTAAATAATTTTAAAAACTCAGTGTATGCTGTTCCTCCGTTATATTTTTCTTCTTTAAGATCTTTATTTAATTTTTTTAAATCTTTAACTTTAACTTCATCAGAAATAGTACCACCGTGCATGGCTATTTCATCTTTCCATACTTGTATTTTTTCATCTTCTTCGTTCATTTTTTTCTCTTTCTATGTCTACCCATATACCATTCACCAGGTTCATAGTTCCATCGCTTACCATGGTGACCACGTATATCGGCGTACCACATTCTTAGTTTGACTATTAATTTTTTTATTATCATCGTGTGCCTGTTGTTATGAACCTTGCAATCGTTGTCCAAGGGTTAGGTTCATAGGTTTTACTACAACTCACTAGAATAAAAAAGCTTAGGATTAATATTATTTTCATATTGCACCTTTATTTCTAAATTGTTTAAGCATATCTTCTACTTGTTTCGTGAGCCTTTGATTATCTAATCTTAACTCTTGGTTTTGTTTCTCTAATCTAGATATAATTTCTTCTAGATCATTAGGTCCTCTAGGCATAGGAACATCAGCATTACGATACTCTTCTTTGGTTGTCATAACTTCTTTTTTTGTAGCTTCGTATAACTCATCTATCATTACAATTTTCCTTAGATATATTAACTTCGCCTTTTTCTTTTAACCATACATAACTCCATTCAGAATTATTTGGTGTACATGCCTTACCAAACTGAACTCTATAGCTACAGTTTGTCAATAATAAGGCAGTTAGTATTACTGTTATTGTTTTCATTGATTAACCCTTTCCGGTTCTTCGTATTGATCAGATTCAATTTCACCCTGTGATTCACACATGGCGCATTGGATCGTTATTTTTTTTGTTTCTGTACAGTCGGCCCATATTCTTCGGTAGCCATTACCACTACAGTATTTACATATTACTTTCATTGTTTCGCACTTACGATAGGAACAATATTATCGTACCTTATATTTTTTATAAAGCAGTTAATTTCTTTTTCTCTTTCTAAAACCTTAGGTAATATTTTTTTTCTTACATACCTTGGGTCACGTCCTGCTAGTCCGCATACTTGTCTAAAGTTTGCACTGTCATTCTTAAACCAATTAATTGCTTTTAAAGCTTCAGTATGATCGTTTGAATTAACTGCATCATCTGCCGCTTTTGCAACAACGGATATCCATAAAAGTTGTTCGGGTTCTAGATGTGTTCCAAACAAAT